CTGTAGTATTAGTAAGTGTAATGCCGCCACGCTTGAATGTTTTTATTCCACCACCCTCTTGTGGGAATACCCAACAGTATGGTGGCTGACTTCCAGATGGTACTGATGCGTACCTGCTAGAAATTGCTTCTCCAGATGTTTTATTTCTGTTTCTTGCAGCTTGAGAAAAGTTACTGACTTGTGTTGTTGCAGACGCACCATCCAGCAGAGTAGCGCCATAGGTTTTACCAATTAATTTGTGTCTAAACCCATTCTGCAACAGACCCACTTAACCTTCCCAAGCATAATCGAAATTTGCGTAAACTGTTGCACCAGATGTTGTTGCACCTGTACCAAACAACAGAAACGAAACATTTGCACCATTTCTTAATTTTGGCATAGAGGGTAGAGTGTTAACGAAGTCAACCAATTGATATAAACCTGTAGCTGGAATAGGTATTGGCATACCAAGTGGTTTACATAGACCAATAAAAACTGATCCTGATGCGTGGTCAGCTACGTAATGAGGTAGTTGGTGACTTTGAGCTTATTGATAACTCGGCTATTATTCAGACAGCTCTTGGTATAATGGCTATCCCAGAACATGCGTTTTTAGCGCGCATAACACTGAATGATGATATAGATATAACTGCCCTTGGTGAGGATGTCTATGTTATTGAAGCCCCTGTATCACCCTAATACCATATATTTGAGTCTAATACAACAAATAATTAGTGGTTTTTAGACTTTAATGGTATAATAGGTACTTGTTGAGAACAATAAGAAATATGAGATTCCGTGGCAAAGCTTAAACAAGGCACTCAGTTCTCCGATACTTCTCCTGCAAATCAGGTAGGTGTAAGTGGATTAAAGGTAGACTCTGGGCTGGTGTCTGAGGAGTTTCTGCCTGCGCTACGGTTTCCCAAACAGAACGCTATTTACAAGGAAATGATGTACAACGACCCTATTGTGGGCGGTATGTTGTTTGCCATTGAAATGATTATACGGAAGGTTACATGGACACTAGAGCCAGCTTCCGATACAGCTAGAGCCAAGCAAGTCGCAGAGTTTGTTGATACCTGCAGACACGATATGGAAAAGTCTTGGGCTGAGACAATAAACGATATTCTATCATTTCTGCCATACGGTTTCTGTGTTACTGAGAAACTGTTTAAACGTAGAGTTGGCAGTAAAGAAAAAGATTTACGATACAAGTCAAAATATTCTGACAACCTCTGGGGCTGGAGAAAGTTCCCAATGAGAAGTCAGGACACAGTTTGGCGATGGGCTTTCACAGAAGACGATAAGAAAGGTTTATTTGCTCCAACACAAGGAGATGCCTCAGAACTTCTCGGTCTTGTACAACGTGACCCAAACAACGGTAATCTAATTTTTATACCTAGAGATAAGTTTCTTCTGTTTAGAACAAACAGTAGGAAAGATAATCCAGAAGGTATTTCAATTCTTCGTCAGGCGTATCGCCCTTGGTATTTCAAGAAGACAATTGAAGAAATTGAGGCTATTGGTGTAGAGAGAAACATGAAGGGTATTCCTATTATTGGGATTCCTCCTGCTTATCTCAGTCCTAATGCTACTGCTGAACAACGCTCTGTTGTAGAAGCAATGAAGGACATTGGTACAAGTATTCGTGCTAATGAACAAGCCTGTATTATTATGCCTAAAGCATATGATGACAAAGGCAATGAATTATTTACTATTGATCTGTTGGGTTCAAAACAAGCGTCTGGTAGGTGTACGTGATTGGGTAGACGCTCCTGATTTAGGGCGATCCCATATCACAACATTCAGAAAACAGGTAGCGTCTGCTGCTACACTGGCAAATGACTGGGTAGACTACACATACTTCTCTGGTAATCCACCAGCGAATTTCTATGCGTCTGCGCCACTTGAATCTTCTGTAGTTGAATCAATACGCGGTATTCTTTTGCCGAATGTTTCTCCTATGAAGCAGTTCCTGCACAGACTTACAGTAATGTCCTCTGCTGCAAGTGCTACAGGTACAACCAACCAACGACAGACTTTAATCCTCGCAGATTATCTCCTATATTATCCATTTATTGACACGGACGCTCTCGGAGAAGAACAAACTACTACTGCTGTGGCGGCGATACCAAGATATACATCTGGTGATGGTGTTATGATGATGGCTGTTGCACAATCAGCAGCATCTACTATTGGTACATTTACAGTAACCTATACAAATAGTGATGGTGTTTCTGGTAGAGTCAGTCAGGGTACATTTACAAAGGTAGTAGCAGGTGGTGGTACATTAGTCACCTCAACAACAAATAATATTGCTGGGTCACAACCATTTATTCAGCTAATGGCTGGAGATAAAGGTGTTAGAAGTGTGGAGAGTGTAACATTCTCTGCTGCTGGTGGCGGGCTTATGGCGATTGTACTTGTCAAACCGTTACAACATTTTTATAGCACACAGGAATGTAGACGCACAACTACAGGTAACTTAGAAAGTTACGGTGCTGCATCCCAGTTTGAATCTCTTATTCATAAAACACCAACTGAAATACAACCAAATGCTGTACTAGGTATTATTGGTTTAGGAAATGCTGGTAGTTTAGCATCATCAGTTTTAGTTGGTACATTAGAAACAATTTGGAGTTAGTTTTATGGGATTTGCTTCTCAAGATGCACTTATAAATGATATTACAGTTAACGGTAAAGTAGACTCCATTGTATATCAAAAAACAACTGTAGCCGCTGGACAAGCAGGTTTCTGGCAACATTTACTGAACTCTGCTGGATCAGTACCCGCAGCCACATTTGGTGGTGCTGAAGCCACATTTGTTCCAACTGATAATACATGGTCTGAAGGTTCAATACCTATTGGAGACCAGACAGCACCAGTTACAAAACATATTCTCAGTATGGGAGTATCCGCTGTAGCGGCTGCTGGTGCGCCGTGGTTTATTCTCCCTATTGACTTGGTTGGTTACGCAAAACTAACAACTACTAATGTCACTACGACTGGAACAAAAGCCATTACAATGACACCTATTGCTGCTACGGCTGCAAATGTTGACCGTTATCCTAATGGAGAAGGTTTACGACTGTTTGTTGGTGCGTATGCTACGATGGGCGCGAATGCCCCAACTATGCAAATCACTTATACCAATACAGCGGGTACTACTGGTAAAGTTACGGTAGCTGGATGTGTATCCACTGCATCAGCTACAAATGGAACAATATTGAACAGTGGTAACGCTGCAAACAAATATGCACCATTCTTACCTTTAGCTGCTGGTGATACTGGTGTAAAAGATATTGAATCCTTAACATGGGGCGGTACTGCCCACGCCTCTGGATCAGTTTTTATTGGTCTGTGTAAACCACTTGGTATGCCTATCCCTATTCCAGCAACAGGTTTGTATCAACTTGTGGATTTTGTAAACACATTACCATCTATGCCAAAATTACGTAATGGTGCAAACGTATCGTTTCTACTGTTTGGCACAGGTGCGACTACTACTGGTGCAACAGTTTACACAAACTTCGATTACGCTTGGGGCGGTTAAGTGGGTTTGTTACAGAATGGGTTTAGACACAGACTAATTGGTAAAGCCTATGGTGCTACTCTGCTGGATGGTGCTTTAGCAACAACACAAGCCTGTAACTTTTCTCAAGCTGCAACCAATAGAAATAAGACGGTAGGGGAAGCAATTTCCAGTAAGTACGCATCAGTACCATCTGGAAGTCAACCACCCTATTGCTGGATATTACCACAAGAAGGCGGGGGAATAAAAACATTTCGACGTGGTGACGTTTCACTTAATGGTACAACTATTGGTGAATTAGGTCTACCACGCTCTGCACAAGCTGACTTAACACTCTCTGGAACACTAGCATTAGATGGTTTGTTGTCTGGAACATCTGTTGCAATGCTTATTACTACATCTTCATCCACATTAGATGGCGATGGCACTATAACACCAACCGTAACTGTAACCCTATCAGGTAATATTGCAGCGGAAGCTGGTGCATTAGGTACTGCTTCAGGTGGTATGGTTTTAGACGCTACTGTAGTAGCTGGTCTTGTTGTCAGTGCTGCTGCTCAAGCCAACCTCTTATTGGATGGTGGCACAAATATAGATGGTGCTTTGGAGTCTACAGCGACAGCCAGTATGACGTTATCTGGTCTGATAGACCTTGTAGGTGCGTTGTCTGGAGTTAGTAATACCCAGTTAACCCTCTCAGCAAACAGCACCATTGAAGGCTCAGGAATACCCTCTACTGCAGGCACATTAACATTGTCTGGTGCAATAACCACATTAGCTGATGGTA